ATGGCACTGAATATTCCATTCAGAAATGCGTACTATCGTTTTGCATCCAGTTACTCATTTCTCTTTTTTATTTCCTGGTCGCTGTGGTGGTCATTATACGCTATTTGGCTGAAAGGACATCTAGGGTTGACAGGGACGGAATTAGGTACACTTTATTCGGTCAACCAGTTTACCAGCATTCTATTTATGATGTTCTACGGCATCGTTCAGGATAAACTCGGTCTGAAGAAACCGCTCATCTGGTGTATGAGTTTCATCTTGGTCTTGACCGGACCGTTTATGATTTACGTTTATGAACCGTTACTGCAAAGCAATTTTTCTGTAGGTTTAATTCTGGGGGCGCTCTTTTTTGGTCTGGGGTATCTGGCGGGATGCGGTTTGCTTGACAGCTTCACCGAAAAAATGGCGCGAAATTTTCATTTCGAATATGGAACAGCGCGCGCCTGGGGATCTTTTGGCTATGCTATTGGCGCATTCTTTGCTGGCATATTTTTTAGTATCAGTCCCCATATCAACTTCTGGTTGGTCTCTCTATTTGGCGCTGTATTTATGATGATCAACATGCGTTTTAAAGAGCAGGAACACCAGTGCGTAGCGGCGGATGTGGGAGGGGTAAAAAAAGAGGATTTTATCGCAGTTTTCAAGGATCGAAACTTCTGGGTTTTCGTCATATTTATTGTGGGGACGTGGTCTTTCTATAACATTTTTGATCAACAACTCTTTCCTGTCTTTTATGCAGGTTTATTCGAATCCCACGATGTAGGAACGCGCCTGTATGGTTATCTCAACTCATTCCAGGTGGTACTCGAAGCGCTGTGCATGGCGATTATTCCTTTCTTTGTGAATCGGGTAGGGCCAAAAAATGCATTACTTATCGGTGTTGTGATTATGGCGTTGCGTATCCTTTCCTGCGCGCTATTCGTTAACCCCTGGATTATTTCATTAGTGAAGCTGTTACATGCCATTGAGGTTCCACTTTGTGTCATATCCGTCTTCAAATACAGCGTGGCAAATTTTGATAAGCGCCTGTCGTCGACGATCTTTCTGATTGGTTTTCAAATTGCCAGTTCGTTGGGGATTGTGCTGCTTTCAACGCCGACTGGGATACTCTTTGACCACGCAGGCTACCAGACGGTTTTTTTCGCAATTTCGGGTATTGTCTGCCTGATGTTGCTATTTGGCATTTTCTTCCTGAGTAAAAAACGTGAGCAAATAGTGATGGAAACGCCAGTACCTTCAGCAATATAAACGTAAACTTTTTCCGGTTGTTGTCGATAGCTCTATATCCCTCAACCGGAAAATAATAATACCAAAATGCTTAGCCCTGCTAATAATCGCCTAATCCAAACGCCTCATTCATGTTCTGGTACAGTCGCTCAAATGTACTCCGGATACACGGCTCGCTGATTTCCAGGGCATTGTCGTAATTCAGCGACCTGTCCCGTGTATCACGGGCCTGCGAATTCATCAAGGAAAGCATTGTGGAGTGAAGTATCAAGTCACGCCATATTTCGCGATCAGGATTGTGTGTGATGGTTACATCGCCCAGCCCAGGGCTGTTTAGTCATCAGCGTTTTCTGACCGTGTTGAGATTTCAACCTGTTGCAGGAAAAATGAGTAGATAGGGCAAATGTGCTGCCAAACTTATCTTTTACGGGGTGAAGGTAGATATCGTTTGAAGGGTATCTGGTGTCCCCTGCAGACATCTACTTGACGCGGCAGGGGATTGATTGGAATGGTGTTTTTTAGATGTGAAAAATATTTTACCCGCTATTTTACCCATTGGCGCGGCTTAAGAGCTTATTTTTGAATTCACAATGGTCACGATATAACCATCTTGCTCGCCCGTGGATAACTTTGGCTTTTGGCAGGTCGCCGGACTTAATCCGGTCGTAGATGAAGGTTTTACCGAAGCCAGTATCGGCCATGATGAATTTCAAATCAACCAGTGAATCAGGTTGTAGTTCGTGTTGCATGAGTGCTATCTCCGAATAGGGAATCGAACCTGCAAATCAGGCAATAAAAAACCGCCATCAGGCGGCTTGGTGTTCTTTCAGTTCTTCAATTCGAATATTGGTTACATTGTTTTCATATATGAATAAATAAATTAGCTTTTTTCGTTGCCTTCGCGTTCTTTATTAATTTTGACAAACTCGTTTTTACCACGCTCTCCAAATGCGTCTTTAGAGTAGTTGTATCCGCAATCGCAGCACACATAATCATCAGACCATCCACGCATTGTTTTTTCTTTTGCAATATTTCCAGAACCGCATTTTGGACAAGACATATCACTACCTCCAAAGCATGAGTGAGATGACAACGTAACATTGATTGGAGATTAACAATAGATTGCTGATGTAAAAGATATGTATAAGCTTCGCTTTCAAAGTGGAGGCTCTGGTAGCGGCATCCAGTGTGACGGTTTCCACGACGCACCAGGAATTATCCACCCATCATTAGCGTCAGGATGACCCGGGATGTAAGTCGCCCATTTCATTCGCCAGTCACCTTTCCTGTCAAACTCCACGGCAACAAGAACGGCTGTTTTGGTATCCGGCATTCGATCACTACAGCTTATCCAACCATCCGGAGTTACCGGAGAGTTGCCATTTACATCGAAGTTTGGCTCTGCGTCCTGAACCAGGAGGATGTAACCATTCTTGGCAGTATCAAGTTCTAACGCCTCGGTGACGGTGCCGAAATAGCGATTACCTAAATCAGCATCACAAGTACTTACATCAATGGAAACTTCCATGCCTTCGATTAATTCTGGCAAGTTGTAAGCTTGGCTTACAGGTTCGGCTTCCAGTTCTGCTATGCGCTTTTTTGCTGTTTCCAGCTCGCCCAGCAGCGCCAAGACGGTAGCCGGATTGGCTGCGGCGATGAATTCAGCATTGGCCTGCTGTTCCATTTGGAAATCTTCATCGAAACCGCTTTCTGGATGCGCTCCTTCAATTCTGCAAATGGGAATATATCCAGCAGCCTCGCGATGAATTAGTGCATCATCACCATCAAATCGGCCCTCTCCATATTCTAGCGACCACACACCACACGTTGCTTTCTCTGCCTTTTCACGCAGTGCCTGGTAATTAATTTCGCTCACTGGTTGCCTCCTTTGCGAAGCTGGGCGGCGAACTCGTTAAGTGATATGTAGCAATCTCCAAATGTTAACGAACCGCTCGACTGCATATGCTCCATAGCCATCTCCACGCCCTGCGCCCGTACTTCAGCCAGGAAAGCGTCGGTGGCTGGCATATTTCCTGTTGCCTTCATGGCCTCCAAAATAACCAGAACGCCATCTCTCCCAACCTCCTCACAGATAACCTCAGTGTTGTCGCCAACAACATCGCAGAATGCCTGAACTGCTTTACGAGCCAGCTCATTCTCCACCACCAGCGCCGCGCGATTAGTCTCAAGCTCTGCAATTCGACACATAGCATCAATATTTGTGTCCTCCAGGCACTTAATTTCACCAAGCAGCTCCAGTGCAACCTTTGGGTTGAACGCGGCAACATGACGAGCGTTGTTCTCTGCATTTTTCTGTCCATCAAAGCCGGTCCATTTGATAACGTCTTCACATCGTTCATCACCGGGCGTGTGCACCGCATAAGTACCAGTATCCGTCGAAATAAATGCGACCCATTCGTCTGGTGTTGCCTTTTCTGCCGCCTCACGCAGTACCTGATAGTCAATTGTCATTCTCGCCATCCTTCACAGTTGTAATCACTACAGCCTTCAAAATCATATGGGCTGTACTGCCAGGTTATTTTTCCGCAATGCGGACAATTCCAACGCACCTTCCCGCTTCGCGACTTCTTTCTTCTGTTCTGCTCTTTCAACCAGTCAGGCATGACCAAACCTGCGCCCTGAACCATTGTTCTGCGGTTAAAGTTATTGATATTGAACGTCCGGCGCTTTGCTGCATCAGCAATGGGAAATGGCAACCAAATTATTCCTGGTTCGTTTTTGTTGGCGACGCTAAAGATGGTCGCTTTACTGAAGTCATCTGTTGGCAATCCACCGTGTTGAAGCCAATAAACATCGTTGCCATTCCAGCAACCTTTTTTATAGGCCACATACGCAGTGCAATCTGGCTCAATCAGGCTTTCTGTAGGGATGTACTGGCAATCAACGTGCCACACTGCCATTGCATCCACGCTATCAGCGCAAACAGGCTGATCGATATCTCGACCACAATTCCAGGTTTTTTGGGCTTCTTCCAGCGTGTAAACATGAGCGCGATCGATATCAGAACTGTAACCATTGCCGTTATGGCAATGGAATGAGGCGTTATTACCTACAGTTTCACGCAAGCACATCATGTAAAAGCGGTTATTCACTGGTTGCCTCCTTTGCCGGGATTTCTAACTTTTGAGTGGTTGTATCAAACTCAAACAACTTAACCACGTCATCAAACAGGACATAATCGCCATCAGAATCTTCAGTCATGTCAGCGCCACAATCCTGACCGAACGAGTCACAACCATCCATATCAAGCTCGTATCGCTTGAGTTTTGCGATATTTGATAAATTCAGCGCCAGTACAGCAAGGTCATAAACCTCATCAGCGGTATACCCGGAACCATGCCCATACATTTCAATACGGGATATGATTTCTTCTACACGTTGTTTTGTGATCATCATTTTTGCTCACCTTCCTGTTCTTCCAGAAAAATACGCATAGCCTCAAGCATCTCTTCGGTGTCATACGGAGACAGCTTGTCACGCAGGATGTGTTCAATGCTGTTAATGAACTTGCGGATTGCTTTGCGTTCAATTTCAGCCAGGAAGGCGTCGGTGGCCGGGGTTTTGCAGGACATTTGAATTGCCTTCTCAGTGTATAAAACACCCGTTCGATTGGCGGTATACATGATGGTGTTTACAGCATCTTGATGTGCTGATTTCACAGCCTCAACTTCAGCAGCCAGCGCCGCGCACTTGGCCTCCGCTTCAGCAAATTTACGCACCAGATACTCAGCATTTGTTTCGTTAACCTTTAAATCTCGTGGGATGCATTTACCTTTCAGAAAACCATCCATCTCAATTAGTGTCATTTGTTTCATTTCTTTCCACTCCACCACATCGCATTCAGATATTTGTTTTGATTCACTGACGGAAAAGAATTTCTCTTAAGCAATTCCTCTCTCGATGGCATTGGCTTTACGCGCTGGCGAATAATCATTTCTGCCGGAAGAATGCCGGGATTGTATGCAAGTCCTCTCATGATTTACTCTCCACGAACTGGTCAATAGCCATGCTAAGTGATACACCTAAAGTCTCGATATGCTGCTGAATATCCTGTAGCGTCTGCGCCTGAGATAACAGGATTTCACGGTTGCATAACTCTTTTACCAGATGCTCAAACTTGCTGTAATAACCGATACGACTTAATGTTTCTTTCCCTGCATTATCACCTTCTTTGATAACTCCTATTTCACTAAGAATCAGATCGTGTTTTGTTCCGGTAATAACGTATTTGCCTAGGTCGATGTTTAGCTTCATTGTTAATTACTCCATGTTAATTTATTCGTATGCCTTCTCTTTCTTCATCGAGTTTTTTTAGCTTGTATCGCATAGCTCTTACTGAATAAATTGAGCGGCAGGTTGCAATTGCTATTTCTTCTGCGGAGAACTTACCGAAAAGTGATACTTCGGCTCTTGTCCAGCGTCTTCCACGAAGTCGGCTAACAATGTCAGCGCCAATCCTTGTTGCTTTCGCCATTACTGCTTTTTCAGTCCTTTCCAGTTTTTCAGCGATAACTTCAACTGGCATTGTCGCCGCTACTTCGCGCAAGAAATCGACTTCCCATTTCTCCCATGGAGTCTTTTTCATAGGCGATACCGTTATTTGATAAGAAGTGAAGGTTTCCCAACTTTGAGTTGAGCGCCGGGGATATTTATTCCTGCTTTTAGTTGGTGTTTGATTGCCAGTTTGTCGGCTTTAATTGTCGTTTCAAACTCAACGTATTCAGGAGGAAGGGCGCTTGAGTCGATGATTTCTACAGTTTCTGACGGTTTGCGGATTGTTACCTGGTGAATACCTGCTCGAATATTTTTCTTGCCAACCATTTCAAGCGATGACGCTATATATGATTTGATGCTGTCAATCTTATTTTGAATTACTGCGGCTCGCTCATTCAGTGACTTTGCCTCTTCCTTGAGGCGTTCGGCATAACCAGATTCATTTTTAATAATGGAAAGAAGTTGCTCTATTTTATCGGTAAATTCTCCTTCCATGCCTTCTATTGTGTCAGCAATCATCTCTGGTTCTAAATCTGAATCCATCAATTTTGCGTATTCATTGGCAATTTCATATAGTTTGCTCACTGGCAACCTCCAGTTTCGCTTTGCATTCTGCGTAAATGGCTTGTACGTTCTGCTGCAATTTCATTCCAGATGTCAGGCGATATGCTTCTGCAAAATATCGCTTCAAATCGTCCATGTTTTCTGCCTGAGCCATTTCATCGCAAAGAAGTTGTGCTTTATCCATTATTTCCTGCTGGCGTTTCCGTTCATCTTCGCGGATATCTTCCTCTGATTTGTGCGGCATAACTGGTTCAGTCCACACACCTTCTTCTTCGTTTAGTACGTGAATAGCACTATCAAGACGTGATGCCTTAGGCCAATACTTGCTTGCACGCTTTACGACCGTCTTTCGCGCCATCTCATTCCAGTGATTTACCCATGGTCCTTTATCGCTGAATGCCGCCTTGCTTGTTTTCCTTACAGCCTCAATTTCAGCCAGACTCATCTCTTCCGTTAGATAATCACCTGCCGGCGTCTTAACTGTGCAGTAAACGCCAACGATATCACCACGATCACCGAAGGCGTTGTATTTATGGGTTGGTGCTTTATCAAGCCCGTTTGACTCATAGGTATCGTTAGCATGAACAAGTTTTGCCTGACCCCATGAGATAACACCAGACTCCATTGCAATATGAAGCAATCCCATATAGCTGATATCAAGGCAAACCATGCCATCGCGCGGAACTAGATAAGCCAGTTTGCTTGCAGGGTTTAAGGTGATGCCGATCGCCGCAACGTTGATGATGGCGTTCTGTGCGCTGGTTGGATTTGCCAGTGCTGTTTTAGCCAGGCAATCGTTTTTCTGGAAATACTGAATTGCAAACTGGCTTTCCTTAGCCCATGTCACCGTCTGTTCAGTCAATGCTCCGCAGAATAACTGCTCTTGCTGTTTAACGAATTCAACGATATTGCTCATGCAGCTTCTCCATAAATATGTCTGCGTTTGAATATTGCGAAGGCATATTCAGCCTTAACTCTTTCGGTTATTGCATCCCAGAACCATTCAGCGGCTTTTTCCTGATAGTTACAGTCATCATCTTCCAGCCAGTCGATAGCGTCCTTAGTGTGTTCATCTGGTTTATATGAGCGAAGCATTTCGCTTATTGGGTCGCAACGTTTGCAGAGGCGATCAACTTCACTGTTGATTCGCTCGTAATCTTCATCAGTAAAACTTGCGATTATTTGCGATATTTCACGCTTATCATTCAGAGTCAGAATCATCATCTTTCTCCTGTTCTTTGTGCTGATTGAGCATTTTGTTCATCTGACGAATGAATTCTTCGTCTGACCAGTTATCTGTAAAACTCATTTCCTGCGATACCACGGAAGGTTGATAGCTGATTTCATCGCTTTATTTGCTTCAAGCCACATTTTTGAATCACCAATAAATCTGGCTATTACTGCTTTGTTTTGTGCTGCACGAAGCATCTGGTGATTGATGGCTATTTCATTGCGCATAACGCCTCCAGTTGTTTCTTTGCTGCTCTGATTAATTGTTTAACTCGGCGTGATAATTCAGATTCGTGCGGGTAGAAAGCGGACATGACGCCGCTACCCGCGAGCTGAAAGTGCATCATGGGTAACTCCTTATATTTGATTGCATAACGAAAACGCCTCAAGTGAAGCGTTATTGGTATGCATATAAAAAGGCCCTCACACTGGAGGGCAAAGAAGATTTCCAATAATCAGAACAAGTCGGCTCCTGTTTAGTTACGAGCGACATTGCTCCGTGTATTCACTCGTTGGAATGAATACACAGTGCTTATTCGTCATGCATTTCAGGTAATTCTTCGTATTCGACTCCCCATACGTTTTTACACCAACTAACTCGCTCATGTCTTTTACAAAAATCAGACCACATAACTTGTGTTCCATCATGGTTTGTTATTACTTCTGTAATATCACCAACACTAACAAAACTGGTATTAGAAGCAGTTATTTTTACTTTCATCACTCACCTCCAAGAGCATTTGCAGCCTCTTTTGCTTTGTGAATCCATAGCAGAGCCATGTAGTACACAGCCTTTTCGTCGGCTTCTGTGATATCTTGCTCTGCCATCCATTTTGTAAATTCAACTGCGTTCATATTCACCTCTGTTGTTTATGCCAAAAATAAAGGCCGACTATGCGGCCTGAAATTACTTAACCAATGATGCTGCATATTCGATAAGGTAAAGCTTTGGGGCCAGCCAAATTTTTAACCAAGTCATATTGGTTACTACACCAATAATAAAAATCCCCCACAGAGTCAAAACTCCAACCAATGGCATGATAAGAAGATTAATATCACCTTTGCTATCCCAAACCATTGTCGGCCTGTATTTGGGATTTCCTTTCTCCCATGAATATCCTTCATCACCGATTTTACCTGTCTCAACTCTTTGGCACTGCTTCTTCATAAACCAGAAAACCAGTGGGATTGTTAGAATGGCCATTAATGTTTTAATCAGACTGTCAACCATATTCCATAGCAGCAACTGATGAACAACATCAGGAATCTGTGCCTGGCTAAATGAAACAGCCGCGTCTATTCCATTACTGGCTTTTTGCAGTAGTTCTACGAGAATCTTGTTTGCTTGCTCTTCCATATCTCACCTCAATCGTAATAAGCTGGAATTGATTTTCCGCGTTGCTTTTGGCGACCAACACAAGTCACACCCACTTCGCTGCGTGGCTTGCTGTAATAAATTCTGTTAGTTCAGACAATAAAAAACCCACCGAAGTGGGCTATGACCATTTTTTATTTGGATTTCGTTGGTGAGCGTGATTAACAACTCTGTGCATTACATCCTCATATTTTTCATCTTCAATTTTTTCGACATCGCGAGGAAATGGTGTTGCTAATGCTTTGTCAACTTTGTCCATTGGGGCTTCATTAATCTTATATTCAGGACCGTCATCTATAGCATTAAATCCAGTTGTTACACCGTTTTTTAATGCATATGCTATCCTCTTTTCCCATCTCGCTATTCTCCTCCTGTCCCGAGATGTAAGACCTCTATCAGATACTTTTCTGTTTTGTCCGCGGTCAGGATTAACATAAATAGTCTTTTTCACCATAAGCATACTCAATAAGCACCGTACGGCAGTTTACTGTACAATTTTATTTTTTGGACTGCATGTATTTTGTTTCCTAATGGGTTTGAATCCTTGTAATAAATACTTCTATTTTTTCGAACGACTTCTTCTTTCTTTTTGCAGCAAAGGCTTCCTAGTGAAGCTGCTTTGTCTGCTCTGACGCAACCAGAGAGCTTTAGCGCAATTTTTCGCGCCAGTGCTTCATTACTGCGTCGCTCGGCAATAAGTTCTGCTCTGCGAGCTTTGTAGCGGCTTTTTGCCGTACCTTTGGATTCTTTCCAGACAATGGTTACCATGATGGTCTCCTTTAAGTGGCTTTGGCGCATGACGCGTCGAGGTGCTTATCTTCTCGATCGCTGTCTTGCAGCTGCAATTCGCGCCATCCCCAAAACCACTCAAGTTCTGGTCTCAACGGTTAGGTTGAGAGTTCGTCGATGTTAAAGAGCCCGCCAATCTGTTCCGTTTGGCTTCCGGCGTCCTGCCGATGGCTTAAATTTAAGACCTCTTAATTTATTGGTCAAGTGTATTTTTGAAGAAAACTTAATTTTATGAGCGTGAATTTAGTTTGTCTTTGATTTTTAACGGGAAATAAAAAAGGGGCGAAAGCCCCTTAAGGAAGGTTTGCTAGCTTGGCATCAACGACAACGCCAATGATTTTACAGTTCCCATTGATTTCAATCATTGGGTATTGTGGATTGAGTGGTTTCAGGAATTTTCTACCGGCATCAATAACTAACTTTTTGAATGTCGCCTCGTTTTCTCCTTCAAGTTTGGCAACTACCAGCTTTCCATTACGTGGTTCGACTTCTGGGTCGACGAGAATAATCATCCCCTCAGGAATACTCAGTCCTGCCGGGGCAGTCATTGAGTCGCCTTTAACATCGAGCCAAAAAGAGTCTTCAGAACAATCTACCGTTGTGTCGTACCAGTTATCTATTGCACGCCTATGATATGGCTCTACAGCTTCCATCCAACATCCTGCGCTTACCCAACTAATTAGAGGATACGAACCTCTTGGATCATGCCTGCTGTGATAGGCAATGTTTGAAAGACTATCCTCTCCTTTCAACAGGTAATCAGGGGAGCACTGCAAAGCCTTGGCTAAGGCCAATAGGTTTTCGCCATTGGGCTCAGTTTCAGATCGCTCCCATTGGGAAATAGCAACATTAGACACGCCAACCATCTTGCCAAGGGCAGCCTGCCTAATCTTGAGTTCTTTTCTGCGAGCGCGAATACGCTCACCCATCAGTTGTGTATTCATAGTTAAGACATCTTAAATAAACTTGACTTAAGATTCCTTTGGTGGATAATTTAAGTGTTCTTTAATTTCGGAGCGAGTCTATGTACAAAAAAGATGTTATTGACCACTTCGGAACCCAGCGTGCTGTTGCTAAAGCACTAGGCATTAGCGATGCAGCAGTCTCTCAGTGGAAAGAAGTTATCCCAGAGAAAGACGCCTATCGATTGGAAATTGTTACAGCTGGCGCCCTGAAGTATCAAGAAAGTGCTTACCGCCAAGTGGCATAAGCAAATTGCTCTTTAACAGTTCTGGCCTTTCACCTCTAACAGGGTGAGCAAACATCAGCGGCAAATCCATTGGGTGTGCCGCTATAACTCAATATCAATATAGGAAAATTAACAAATGGCACAAGCAAGCTACAGCAAGCCAACACAGCGAGAAATTGATCGCGCTGAAACTGATTTACTCATCAACCTGTCAACGCTTACCCAGCGCGGGTTGGCAAAGATGATTGGCTATCATGAATCGAAGATAAGCAGAACGGACTGGAGATTTATTGCTTCGGTCTTGTGTGCTTTCGGAATGGCATCAGACATCAGTCCGATTAGCAGGGCTTTTAAGTATGCGCTTGATGGACTCACCAATAAAAAACGCCCGGCGGCAACCGAGCGTTCTGATCAAATACAAATGGAATTTTAACAACATCCAGCGAGGTAATTATATGCGAAACAAAGGCTTTAATCCACCTGATACACACAAAGAAGCTAAGCGTTTGCGCTTCCTTCGTTCCATTGATGAAAGAACTCAAATCTCTTTTGTGAAAGTTGCCAGAACTGAGCTTCTGAAGGCTGAGGCGAGGGCGTTGCTCCCGTCTCTACCAAAAGAGGAGGGATATACGTTCATTCCAAACGCATTTCTGGAAAAGCTGCTCAAAGAAGACATATCCGTAAGTCAGTTTAACGATGTTCTTAAGGTCTTTCGTCAAGGCAGGTAGTTATGAGCAATACAGCAAAAATCTACGATTTCAGCGCCGCACACGAGCGCAGGAGCAACAGGATGGAGAACCAGAAAACTGGTTACATTCCGTTGTACCGGAGCATTCTGAAACAGTCATGGGCGAAAGATGTTTATCTTCGCACCCTGTGGGAAAACCTTCTCCTGAATGCCGCCAGAAAGCCATACAAAGCGAATTTCAAAGGTCATGAATGGCATCTGCAACCCGGTCAACTGGTTGTGACAGCAGCTGATTTAGGTCTTCAGTTATGCGACAGGCATGGCAAGCCAGCAAGCCGTGATCAGGTTGAGCGGATGCTTCAGGTTTTTGTGAAAGAGGGGATGATCTCCATTGATGGAGAGAAGCAAAAAGGTCGTGTGATAACCATCACAAATTACTATGAATATGCTCAAAAAATGGACAATTTACCCGCACATGAAGCCGCACAAACAACCGCACATGATGCCGCACATGATGAAGCCAGTAATGGCGCGGCATTCAGCGTACATGCCGCACATGAAAGCGCACATGAAGCCGCACAAACAACCGCACATCATGAACAAGAAGGTATTAACAAGAATATAAATAATACCCCCCTACCCCCCAATGGGGGAGGCGATGGGCAGGTTAAACCTGAACGTCGCAAGGCAGAACGCATCGACTACGAATCCTTCCTGAACGCCTACAACACCGAAGTCGGTGACAGACTGCCACACGCTGTTGCGGTCAACGAGAAACGCAAACGTCGCCTGAAGAAAATCATTCCGCAACTGAAAACGCCAAACGTGGACGGTTTCAGAGCGTATGTCAGGGCGTTTGTGCATCAGGCCAAGCCGTTTTACTTCGGAGACAACGACACGGGCTGGACGGCTGATTTTGATTACCTGCTGAGGGAAGACTCGTTAACGGGAGTACGGGAAGGGAAGTTTGCAGACAGGGGGATAGCATGAGACAGGATATCGAAGCGAGCGTTATCGGTGGCCTGCTGATTGGTGGATTAACACCAACTGCCAGTGACGTTCTGGCAACGCTTGAGCCGGAAGCGTTTTCAATTCCGCTCTACCGGAAAGCCTTCGAGGTTATCCGCAAGCAGGCGAGAAACAGAAACCTAATCGACGCGCTGATGGTTGCCGAGGCGTGCGGAGAGGAGCATTTCACGTCAATCCTGATGACCAGCAAAAACTGCCCGAGCGCCGCAAACCTGAAGGGATATGCTGGAATGGTCGCGGATAACTATCACCGCCGTCTGGTGCTGGAAATCATGGACGAAATGCGTGAACCAATTCAGAGCGGAACCATCGACGCATCGAGTCAGGCGATGGATGAGCTTGTAAAGCGTCTTTCAGCCATCAGAAAGCCCCGTGACGAGGTTAAACCGGTACGGTTAGGGGAAATCATCACCGACTACACTGACACGCTTGACAGGCGTCTGAGGAACGGAGAAGAGTCAGATACCCTGAAGACCGGAATCGAAGAACTTGATGCCATCACCGGAGGGATGAACGCGGAAGACCTGGTGATAATCGCTGCTCGTCCTGGTATGGGGAAAACCGAACTGGCGCTGAAGATTGCCGAAGGCGTTGCAAGCCGCGTTATTCCTGGTTCTGACGTCCGGCGCGGGGTATTGATTTTCTCAATGGAAATGAGCGCATTGCAGATTGCAGAGCGAAGCATTGCCAACGCCGGGAGGATGTCGGTTAGCGTACTGCGAAATCCTGCATCGATGGATGACGAAGGCTGGGCGCGTGTTGCTAACGGCATGAGTCAGCTTGCAGATTTGGATGTATGGGTAGTCGATGCCTCGCGGTTATCGGTAGAAGAAATTCGCTCAATCGCAGAGCGGCACAAACAGGAAAATCCAAACCTGTCACTCATCATGGCGGATTATCTTGGCCTGATTGAGAAGCCGAAAGCAGACCGCAACGACCTCGCAATTGCTCACATCTCAGGAAGCCTGAAGGCGATGGCGAAAGACCTGAAAACGCCTGTTATCTCCCTGAGTCAGCTTTCGCGCGATGTTGAGAAGCGACCAAACAAACGCCCGACAAACGCAGATTTGCGTGATTCAGGAAGCATTGAGCAGGACGCAGACTCAATCATCATGCTCTATCGGGAAGCGGTATATGACGAGAACAGTAGCGCCGCGCCATTTGCTGAAATCATCGTGACGAAAAACCGTTTTGGCTCACTTGGTACGGTTTACCAGCGGTTCTGTAACGGACACTTTGTTGCATGTGACCAGGATGAAGCCAGACAGATTTGCACAGCATCAAATGCACCCGCTGCACGTGGCAGACGATATGCACAAGGGGCTGACGTATGACCATCTACATCACTGAGCTAATAACAGGCCTGCTGGTAATCGCAGGCCTTTTTATTTGGGGGAGAGTAAATCGTGGCTGAGTTCATGCTCGTCGCATTCAAATGCGTTGGCGTTGGATGGATTCTTCTGACGTTTTTTATTGTTCTGCATAGCTACTTCGTCTTGTGAATGACGGTAAAGACCCATGGTATACGTTGTTTGGCGCTGCATTTGTCTGGGTGATTATCGGTGTTATGCCTGTTGTCGTAGCAAAAATGGCGTGGCGTTTTGTGAGTTGAACTGAGGGTAAGTATCGATGGACGAATCAAGAAAGCAGTTTGAAGAAAGTTGGTTGCGACGTGGAGGCGAATCATCAGACCTTATCCGTTACCCTGAAAATCACCATGAAATTGGCAGTGGTGATATTGGTGGTCAATACGTGATGGACGATGTTCAAGGCCACTGGCAAACGTGGCAGGCATCGAGAGCAGCTATTGAAATTGAGCTGCAAAAGCCAAAGAAAGGCCCACTTCCCGGTGATTATCACATTGGCTATGACTCAGGTGCAGAATCACAATACGAAAGCGATGTAGAGGCCATCCGCGCCGCTGGAATCAAAGTGAAGGAGTGAGTATGAGCGAGAAAATATTTAGAGAAATTAAGCCACGGTTTTATCGCAAGGTAAGAGTTGTTTATCAGGACGAAAACAAAACCTGTGCATACGCCATTCACAATGGGCGGTGGTCAGTATTCGACACCAAAAACTTCGAGAAGAACTTCGAGAGGGTTAAGGGTGATGAGGAAACTAACATTTGAACTAAGAAGCCCCATCCATCAGCAGAACGCCATTCAAGCTATCCAGCAAATCCTTCCAGACCCAACCAAACCAATCGTAGTAACCATTCAGGAACGCAACCGCAGCTTAGACCAGAATCGAAAGCTTTGGGCTTGCCTTGGTGACGTCTCTCGTCAGGTTGAATGGCATGGTCGCTGGCTGGATGCAGAAAGCTGGAAGTGCGTTTTTACAGCAGCATTAAAGCAGCAGGACGTTGTTCCTAACCTTACCGGGAATGGCTTTGTGGTAATAGGCCAGTCAACCAGCAGGATGCGTGTAAGCGAATTTGCGGAGTTATTAGAGCTTATACAGGCATTCGGTACAGAGCGTGGCGTTAAGTGGTCAGACGAAGCGCGACTGGCTCTGGAGTGGAAAGCGAGATGGGGAGACAGGGCGGCATGAGGCGACAGCGACGAAGTATCACCGACATCATCTGCGAAAACTGCAAATACCTTCCAACGAAACGCTCCAGAAATAAACGCAAGCCAATCCCAAAAGAATCTGACGTAAAAACCTTCAACTACACGGCTCACCTGTGGGATATCCGGTGGCTAAGACATCGTGCGAGGAAATGACAATGGATTATTCACAGTTAAGTGATTTTGAAATTAACGTGGCGGTATTCGAAGCCATTCATAACGGATCACCTGATTACAAAGAAGGTGAGAATGGCGATATGGTGTTTGTCTCATTTGAGGGAGACATTGTAAACGGAGACGCAGTTGAAGTAGAAGTTGAGCGCGGATCATTTAACCCATGCGTAAACCCAGCAGACGCATGGCCGATTATTGAAAAATACAGGATTAGCATTATCAATCTCGATGAAGACGAGTGGGGTGCACGCGGTGTGGCCTACTGTAAATCTAAGCGAGCTATACATGAAAATCCCCTCCGCGCCGCCATGATTGTCTTTCTCATGATGCAGAGAATCCAATAATGCTTAGCCCATCCCAATCCCTTCAATACCAGAAAGAAAGCGTCGAGCGAGCTTTAACGTGCGCTAACTGCGGTCAGAAGCTGCATATGCTGGAAGTTCACGTGTGTGAGCACTGCTGCGCAGAACTGATGAGCGATCCGAATAGCTCAATGTACGAGGAAGAAGACGATGAATGAGTTAATAAATGGCAATGCCATCAAAATGACAAGCATTGAAATCGCTGAGTTGGTGGGAAGTCGTCATGACAAGGTGAAACAATCTATTGAACGACTGGCGGCTCGAGGTGTGATCCGAAATCCCCCAATGGTGGTTTTCGAAAAAATCAATAACTTAGGATTACTTCGTGGCGTAGAGGCTTACGTTTTTGAGGGAGAACAAGGTAAGCGAGACAGTATTGTCGTTGTAGCCCAGTTGTCGCCGGAATTCACCGCTCGTCTTGTTGACCGTTGGCGAGAGCTTGAAGACGCTGCGGTTAATATCCCCAAAACTCTACCAGAAGCGTTGCGCCTTGCTGCTGATCTTGCTGAGCAGAAAATGCAACTGGAAAACCAGCTCGCAATTGCAGCACCTAAAGTTGAGTTTGCCGATCGCGTTGGCGAGGCCAGCGGAATTTTGATTGGAAACTTTGCAAAGGTTGTTGGAATTGGTCCAAACAAACTGTTTGCGTGGATGCGCGATCACAAAATCCTTATTGCTTCAGGTTCCCGGCGCAATGTGCCAATGCAGGAATATATGGATCGCGGCTATTTCACAGTGAAAGAAACAGCGGTCAATACAAATCACGGAATACAGATATCGTTCACCACAAAAATCACCGGGCGTGGTCAACAGTGGCTGACCAGAAAGCTTCTCGATAACGGAATGCTGAAAGTAACAGGTGAGGCTGCTTAATGGCTAACCTACGCAAAGAAGCGCGCGGCAGAGAATGTCAGGTACGTATTTACGGCGTATGCAATGGTAATCCTGAAACTACAGTTCTGGCACATTACCGGATGGCTGGAATTTGCGGAACGGGAATGAAACCTGACGACCTGATTGGCGCATGGGCTTGTAGCGCGTGTCACGATGAAATCGACCGACGCACCCATAATCTCGACAACAAAGACGCCAGACTTTACCACCTCGAAGGCGTGATCAGGACGCAGGCGATACTGCTGAAGGAGGGGAAGATTAAGTCATGAACGAATATCAGTTTGTGCTTCCATACCCGCCGTCGGTGAATACCTACTGGCGAAGACGGGGAAGCCAATACTACATCAGCGATAAAGGCCAGAAATACCGAAAAGACGTTCAGCAAATCATCCGCCAACTTAAGTTAGACATTTTCACCAAATCACGACTCCGCATCAAAGTCATCGCAGACGTTCCAGACTCCCGCCGCCGCGACCTCGACAACATCCTGAAAGGTTTACTCGACTCCCTTATCCACGCCGGATTTGCGGAAGACGACGAGCAATTCGATGACATTCGCGTAATTCGTGGTGTGAAAGTACCAGGCGGAAGGCTTGGAATAAAAATCACCGAACTGGAGAATGTATGAACGCCACAATTCAAACGATACCAGAGCTTCTTATCCAGACACGAGGCAATCAGACCGAAGTGGCGAGGATGCTTTCCTGCGCAAGAGGAACAGTGCTCAAGTACAACCGAGACAGCAAAGGTGAGCGTCACGTAATAGTTAACGGCGTCCTGATGGTCAAACAGGGCAAGAGGGGTAGACCATGAGCATAAGAGAACTAAACCTCACCAAAGAACAGCATGAGTGGCTGAATGGCTGGCTTGAACTGTGGGGCGCATGGGTTTATTCAGGTCGTCTGGAAAAGCGCATGAGCAGCGTAATAGCGAAGTTCATGGAGAGCGTAGAGCCGGGAAGAGTTATGACAAGGCCAATGTGTAATGATGATGATGGAATGTTGATTTCTCAGGTCGTCGATTCCGTCATGTACATTGACAAGAAAGCCTTTGGCATCCTCCTCAGCTACTACGCCCACGGCTCTTCCAAGCACGCCATTGCATCTTACTATCATCGCGTCGCAAGACCTCGCAAGATGTTATGCCGGGGCGGCGGGCGCATTCAAAAACCATCGCTCGCAACCTGTCGACGGGAAGTTGACGAAATCCTCAATGCCTCGTTGTTTATGATTTACCCGGTTCTGGATAGTGCGTTTAAAAACCGGAAACGTGTAGAGAAAATTAAACATGTAGCATAGAACGTGTTGACATCATTGAGCAAATGAGCAACACTATTCGCATAAGCTGCCGTTAGTGACTCTTAAGTTGCAACGGTGGCTTTTTTTATTTGGGTCAGTCGTATAAAGGTCATTACGGAAGGCTGTTAACCTTCTTATCGTGGTTCGAGTCCACGCTGTCCCGCCAAATATGCTGGTTTAGCTCCAATGGTAGAGCGGTCGCCTTGTAAGCGAATGGGTAGCGGTTCAAGTCCGTTAACCAGCACCATAACTGAGCCGTAGCCACTGGATGTCCTGAATTCATCAGTGATAGTTATGCTGCGGTCTTCTTTTTCTCCCTTCCCAATATAAGAACTACGCAATCCGTTACTGGCGGAGGCGTTGCTATGAAATCAATGGACAAAATCTCAACTGGCATTGCCTACGGAACATCCGCTGGTAGTGCGGGATACTGGTTTTTGCAGTGGTTGGATCAGGTCAGTCCATCACAGTGGGCTGCGATTGGGGTGCTTGGAAGCCTTGTGTTGGGCTTTCTCACCTATCTGACAAATCTGTACTTCAAAATCAGAGAAGACAGAAGAAAGGCTGCGAGAGGTGAATAATGCCTCCATCATTACGAAAAGCCGTTGCTGCGGCTATTGGTGGCGGGGCTATTGCTATAGCATCTGTGTTAATCACTGGCCCAAGTGGTAACGATGGTCTGGAAGGCGTCAGCTACATACCATATAAAGATATCGTTGGTGTATGGACTGTATGTTACGGGCATACCGGAAAAGACATTATGCTCGGTAAAACGTATACCGAAGCAGAATGCAAAGCCCTCCTGAATAAAGACCTTGCCACTGTCGCCAGACAAATTAACCCGTACATCAAAGTCGATATACCGGAAACAACGCGCGGCGCTCTTTACTCGTTCGTTTACAACGTTGGTGCTGGAAATTTCAGAACATCGACGCTTCTTCGCAAAATAAACCAGGGCGATATCAAAGGCGCATGTGATCAGCTACGGCGCTGGACATACGCTGGCGGTAAGCAATGGAAAGGGCTGATGACTCGCCGTGAGATTGAGCGTGAAGTCTGTTTGTGGGGGCAACAATGAGTAGAGTAACCGTGATTATCTCCGCTCTGGTTATCTGCATCATCGTCTGCCTGTCATGGGCTGTTAATCATTACCGTGATAACGCCATGACCTACAAAGAACAGCGCGATAAAGCCACATCCATCATCGCTGATATGCAGAAGCGTCAACGTGATGTAGCAGAACTCGACGCAAGATATACAAAGGAACTTGCTGATGCTAACGCGACTATCGAAAGTCTCCGTGCTGATGTTTCTGCTGGTCGTAAGCGCCTGCAAGTCGCCGCCACCTGTGCAAAGCCAACGACCGGAGCCAGCAGCATGGGCGATGGAGAAAGCCCAAGACTTACAGCAGATGCTGAACTCAATTATTACCGTCTCCGAAGTGGAATCGACAAAATAACCGCGCAGGTTAACTACCTGCAGGAATACATCAGGACGCAATGCCTTCGATGATAGCGATAATTTTACTCATCATCCTTCACATCTGGCTCTGTAGACAGGGTGGTGATCACTTCTGGAGTAAATCCAGATTAAACATCTCATTGCTGATGCTTGATATTGAGCATCTGGCGCGCAGTAAGGGGCTGCGTTGAGATAAGAGCCAGTTCATTACAAATACCAGGATTTAGCCTCGCATTCGCGGGGCTTTTTATATCTGAATTTCACAGCGCATCTCACGCGAATATTAACGAGAGCCTTTCAGTAAGCGAGCCTGAGAAATGCCGTTATAGGTGGCGACCTCTCTCGGGCGGCTTTTCTGTGAGACAGGCTCACTTTCTAAAAGGTAAAGACGCTATGAATCATCAATTGGCTAATCTCGATTTCCGGGACATGGTGGTTGTTTCTGGTGATCGCGTGATCACAACCTCCCGCAAGGTAGCAGCTTACTTCGACAAGCAGCATCACCACATCATTCAGAAAATCGAAAAGCTAGACTGTTCGGATGAATTTCTAACCAGCAACTTTTCGCGGGTTACCTATGAACACAAGGGTAATCAGTATGTTGAATATGAAATTTCCAAAGACGGCGCGATGTACATCATCATGTCGTTTACCGGCAAAAAAGCTGCCGCCATCAAAGAGGCGTTTATCAAAGCATTTAATTGGATGCGTGACAGGCTGATGGAGATGGCTCACTCATACCAAAGAGAGCACAACGAGTTAATGCTGGAGTTCATGAAGGAAAAGGATGTTGCCAGTATGTCAGGACGCTTGCTGAACCGCTGGGGCAGGATCAACAAACCGCAACTCATAGCAAGAATCGAAAGGCTTGAGCAGCAGGCGCAAATATCGATCCCCGGACTGCCAAAGTGACCATTCCAAAGCCCATCTACGGGTGGGCTTGATAATGAAACCGGAATTTATTCTGGGCAACCAGTTACGGCAGTACAGCGAAACAACCCAAGCCAGTAAGTGGGGAAATAACACTGGCAGCCACTGAAAGATGAACCTCCTGCCTTATGGCAAAAAAAGATTCTTTGTGGTGGCGGACTGATGGAAAGACATCGGTTATTGCAGAGGCCATTCAATGAGTGGTCTCGACAATAGCTTATACCCTACACGGGATAACTTAACTGATATCCCTTTTAACGGATAAACGGAGCCAACAATGGCAGAGATTATTCCCATGACTGAAGAACAGAAATTCCAGTTAGAGATTTATAAACTGGTCATGAACCAGAACGCAGCCGCTGAAGAAGCATTTCAATTCATTGGCACTGACGAGCTGAAGCTTGAGCTATTTAAAATTCACTTCCAGTCAGGTGGCGCTAATTCAGATATCACGACCCGCACATTCGAAGCGGTGCGTAAATCGAAGGAAGCGTTAGACCTGTTCACTACCGGAGCATAAACATGGCGCGCCCAACAAAGTATCAAGAGGCGTATGCCGAACAGGCACGCAAACTGTGCTTGCTGGGCTACACCGATGCAGAACTTGCTGATTTCTTTGAAGTCAGTGAGTCAACTATTAACAAGTGGAAGCTTGATTATCCTAAGTTTTCGGAGTCCATAAAAAAGGGTAAGGCCGTCGCTGATGCAGAAGTTAGTGATCGTCTTTATCAACGCGCTATGGGCTTCGTGGCTCCAGATATCGATATTCGTGTTATTGAAAACAGAATTGTCGAAACTCCGCTTGAGAAGTATTACCCGCCTGATACAACCGCTGCCATTTTCTGGCTTAAGAACCGACAGAAGGATAAATGGCGCGACAAGGTTGATCACGAGCTAACAGGCAAAGACGGCGGCGCAATCCAGATTGAAACATCACCGATGAGCACTCTATTCGGAAAATGACCTCGATTAATCCTATCTTTGAACCGTTCATTGAGGCGCATCGCTACAAAGTCGCCAAAGGCGGTCGAGGTAGCGGCAAATCATGGGCAATTGCGAGGCTGCTTGTTGAAGCGGCGCGTCGGCAGCCTGTGCGTATTCTCTGCGCTCGTGAACTGCAAAACAGTATCAGCGATTCGGTAATCCGGTTGCTTGAAGATACCATCGAGCGTGAAGGGTATACGGCTGAGTTTGAAATTCAGCGTTCCATGATTCGTCATCTCGGAACGAATGCTGAATTCATGTTCTACGGCATCAAAAACAACCCGACGAAGATTAAATCGCTCGAAGGTATTGATATCTGCTGGGTGGAAGAAGCGGAGGCGGTAACGAAGGAATCATGGGATATCCTGATACCAACCATCCGTAAGCCGTTCTCTGAAATATGGGTGAGCTTTAACCCGAAGAACATCCTCGACGATACCTATCAGCGATTCGTCGTAAATCCTCCTGATGATATTTGTCTGCTGACGGTGAACTACACCGACAACCCGCACTTTCCTGAAGTTCTCCGTCTGGAGATGGAAGAGTGTAAACGCAGAAATCCGACACTGTATCGTCACATCTGGCTTGGTGAGCCGGTAAGCGCAAGTGATATGGCAATCATCAAACGAGAATGGCTTGAAGCTGCAACCGATGCGCACAAGAAACTCGGATGGAAAGCGAAAGGCGCTGTTGTCTCTGCGCATGACCCATCAGATACAGGGCCAGATGCTAAAGGTTACGCATCGCGTCACGGTTCGGTAGTTAAGCGCATTGCCGAAGGTCTGCTGATGGACATCAACGAGGGGGCTGACTGGGCTACTTCGCTGGCGATTGAAGACGGTGCTGACCACTACTTGTGGGATGGTGATGGTGTCGGTGCAGGGCTACGCAGACAGACAACGGAAGCGTTCTCCGGTAAGAAAATCACCGCCACGATGTTCAAGGGCAGCGAATCGCCATTTGATGAAGATGCACCATATCAGGCTGGAGCATGGGCTGATGAAGTCGTGCAGGGCGACAACGTTCGCACTATTGGCGATGTGTTCCGCAATAAGCGAGCGCAATTCTATTACGCGCTGGCTGACAGGTTGTATCTGACATATCGGGCGGTTGTTCACGGTGAGTATGCAGACCCCGACGACATGCTGAGTTTCGACAAAGAAGCGATAGGCGAGAAGATGCTTGAGAAGCTGTTTGCAGAACTGACGCAGATTCAGCGCAAATTCAATAACAACGGGAAGCTGGAGCTAATGACTAAGGTCGAAATGAAGCAGAAGCTCGGTATTCCATCTCCTAACCTGGCTGATGCGCTGATGATGTGTATGCATTGCCCGGAGTCGGCTGCGCAACCCGACTATTCCAGTTACTCAATTCCTTGTGGTGTAGGTTGATATGGCAGAAAAAAAGATGACTGACTGGCATCGCAAGGTGCTGTGCAACTTTGATAATGCCTGGTCAGCAACGCAGGATATGCGTGAGCAGATTATTGAGGCTCAACGTTTCGTACGGGTGTCCGGCGCACAGTGGGAAGGCAGCACAAACGCTGGTTACTCATTTGATGAGGGCAGGTTTGAGCATTACCCGCGCTTTGAGCTGAATAAGATCGCCCGTGAATGTGATCGCATCATTGGTGAGTATCGACAGAATCGCATCAGCGTTAAATTCAGGCCGAAGGACGACAAGGCATCGGAAGCGTTAGCCGAAAAGATGAACGGCAAATTCCGCGCTGACTATCAGGAAACATCCGGTGGCGAAGCGTGTGATAACGCATTTGATGATGCCGTAACTGGCGGATTCGGTTGTTTCCGCATGTGTGCCGATTACGAAGATGAAATGGATCCGAGTAACGAACAGCGCCGTATAAGCCTTATCCCGGTTTACGACCCAGCGACATGCGTCTTCTTCGATCAGGACAGCAAGCAATATGACCGCTCTGATGCTATGTGGGCTTTGGAAATGTTCTCCATGACACCTAAAGCGTTCGAGGCTGAATACCCTGATTCCATCGCGGCAAGCCTTTCTCGTGATGACACTGGCACTCAATATGACTGGTCAACTCCTGATGCTATCTATGTTGGTCGCTACTACGAAGTTCGCATAGAGAAGGTGAAGCTCTCAGCATGGCGCAACCCTGTTAGCGGAGAAACGGCAATCTATGATGAAGATCAAATCAAAGATATTGTCGACGAGCTAACCGATGGTTCATTCGAACTGATCGGTGAGCGGACAGTGAAGAAACGCCGCGTTTATTGCGGTCTTCTGTCTGGCGCTGAATGGCTGGAAGAACCGAAGCGTATTCCGGGCGAACATATTCCACTCATCCCGGTATATGGGCGTCGCTCATTTGTTGATAATCAGGAGCGAATCGAAGGCCACGCAGCAAAAGCGATGGATGCACAGCGTCTTGAGAACCTGATGGTTTCCATGATTGCAGATAACGCTACTCAGGCTGGCGGTGATGGCATTCCTGTAGTTGATGTTGACATGATTCCTGGTCCTCTCGCCACTCATTGGGCGGAGCGCAACAAAAAGCGCCCGGCGTTCCTGCCGATGGTCAGTCTGAAAAACAAAAACGGAGATATTACTGCGCAGGCTCAGGTAAGTAGTTATACACCTCCGACACAAATGCCTCCTGCTCTTGCCGGGTTATTGCAGTACACCGGAACGGCTATTCAGCAAATTACCGGGGCTTCGCAGCTTGAGAACATGCCGAGCAACGTTGCTACCGATACCGTTGATAGCATCTTTAACCGGATGGATACGCAGTCCTATATCTACATGGACAACATGGCTAAATCCATGCGCCGCGCTGGCGTCGTGTGGCTTTCTATGGCGCGTGAGGTCTATGGCAGTGATACGCCGATGCGTATCGTTAATGAGGACGGCAGCGATGATGTGGCGCTGATGACTGGTGAAGTTGTTGACCGTCAGACAGGGCAGGTTATCGCGCTTAATGACCTTTCGCAGGGCAACTATGAAGTGACTGTCGATGTTGGTCAGTCGTTCGCTACTCGCCGTGATGCAACGGTTAAGTCGTTACTTTCCATGCTGGCACTTATCCCACCAGGAACGCCGAAGCACGACCTTGTATCGTCGATGATTCTCGACAATATGGACGGCGAAGGGATGGACGACCTTAAAGAATACAACCGCAATCAGTTGCTTCTGTCTGGAGTTATCAAGCCGAGAACCCCAGAAGAACAGCAGATGGTTGAGCAGGCGAAACAACAACAGGCCAGTCAGCCAGATCCGGCTATGGTTGCTGCGCAAGGTCAGCTTCTTGCTGGTCAGGCTGAATTGCAGAAAGCGCAGAACGAACAGGCAGCCATTCAGGTTAAAGCATTCCAGGCACAGACTGATGCTCAGGTTGCAGCGGCAAATGTTGTGAAAATCCTCGCATCTGCCGATAGCCAGCAGAAATCTGATATCCGCGAGGCTCTGAAACTGCTCGGACAGTTCCAGCAACAGCAAGGAGACAATGCCCGTGCTGATGCAGAGCTTGTCCTGAAAAGTCAGGCACAGGGCCATGCGCAGCGCATGGACATCAGCAGCATCCTGCAAAAATCAACTCAGCAACAACCACAGCAGTAATTAACCCATAACGTGCAATGGCTGTCTTTATGAGGCCTGGCACCCTATTGCCTTCCGATGGGCTGAACATCGAGTAAACAGGGGTAACAAATGGACCAGATGGCAGAAAACACACCAGAAGTTGAAATCGAAAACGACGCGTCAGAGCAGATTCCTGATGATGTCGAACTGGCTGAAGAAGTTGAAACAGAAGATGGCAGTGAGTCCTCCGGCAATGATGCAGAGGAAGCTACTGAAACTGATGACGACGAATCAGAACAGGAATTCTACTTTGGTGACGAAAAGCTGGATTCGCCAACCAGCGAAGATAGCGCAGAGCATGGACTGGTAAAACACCTGCGCAAGACGATTAAAGAGAAAGACCGCGAACTGAAAGAACTGATGCGTCAGTCTCAGAAACCCGTCGAGCAGCAGTCGGTAATCACTCAACCACCGCGAATGCCAAAACTGGACGATGAGGACATCGGTTTCGATGAAGAAATCTACCAGCAACGCATGGCTAAGTGGGCAGAGGATAACGGAAAGTACCAGCAACAGGAGATGGCTCGCAAGCAGAAGGAGCAGGAGCTTCAGGCTGCTTATCAAGAGCGATTATCCAAATATCAGCAACGTGTTAAGGCTCTCAAGGTTCCTGGCTATCAGGAAGCAGAACAGGCCGTACTCGAGGAAATCCCCATCGAGACACAAAACGCGATCCTGTTTGAGTCAGAGAAGCCGGAAATCGTTGTTCTGGCACTCGGTCGCAACGCTGAACTGCGCAAGCAACTGGCAGAAGCTACCAACCCCGTAGCAATTGGTCGTCTGCTGGAACGTATCGAATCGAAGGCCAAAATCATGCCAAAAGCAAAAAACACGGCAGCCACAACCCCGACAGTTAAGGGGAGCAGCGGCGCAGTAATCAATAACCTCGACAAACTGAAAGCCAAGGCGCTGGAAACTGGTGACTGGACGCCGTATTTCGCCGCTAAAAAGGCAAAAAAATAACCTATCGGAGCATTAAGCATGGCTAACCAATTAGCAAAAGACCTTGAAATCATGTTCGAAAACTACGTTGAAGGCTTTGAGGCCGCCTGTGTAGTTTCCCGTAACGCTAAAAAATTCCGTCCTGGTGATACAGCAATGCAGCGAGCAGGTGATGTTCTGTATCGTCCGCAGCATTACCACATGAACATTGAGGAAGGCCTAGACCTCAGCAGCAAAACGCCTACAGCACTGGTTCAGCGCCTTGTTCCTTCTGTGTTCAAGGAGCCGAAAAACATTCTGTACACTCTGGATGCGCGTGAAATGCGTGACCCGGAACATAAAACTGAAGCTGGTCGAGCCGCAGGTATGCGCCTTGCTGCACAGATTGACTCTGACCTGATTTCCATGGTCACGCAGCGTGCTACTAACGTGATCACGATGGCTGACTCAACCACAGGTTCACGGGGCCGTGATTTGTGGAACTGTGCAGCAGGTATTGATGCCACCATGACGGCGATTGGTGTACCTCAGGGTATCAACCGTCGCTCTTTCTGGAACCCCTTCAACTACAAAGACCTTGCTGGCGAGCTTGGTCACCGTGCCTATGCTCAGGGTGCAACCCTGACAGCATACGAAAAAGCGCAGATCCCTCCGGTTGCGTCCTTCGATAGCTACAAGACCGATATTTCTGGTCGATTACCGAAAGGAAGCTCTGAATCCTTGACAGTATCAGGCCAACCTGAACACAAGGTTGAAGCGAAAGATTCAAATGGTATGCCAGTTGATAACCGACAGGGGACTATTACGGTATCTGCATCTGGCTTGCAGGTTGGTGATGCGTTCACCATTGCCGGTGTGAATTCCGTACACCAGATCACAAAAGATACCACCGGGCAACCGCAGGTATTCCGTGTTCTGGCTGTTAGCGGAACTACCGTAACAATCTCTCCAAAGATTCTCCCTGTTGAAAATACCGATGTTGCGAGTCGTCCATATGCAAACGTCGATGCCAAACCGGCAGCATCAGCAGCAATCACCATTCTCAACAAAAATTCCGCACCGGCTAACCTGTTCTGGGCTGATGGTTCTGTTGAACTGATGTACGGCAAACTGGCGTTCCCGACTGGTCAGGGTCCACAGGTAATGACGGCAACCACCGAGCAGGGCGCTACGCTGATCATGTCTTACGCCTTCGACCACATCAAAGGCGTAACCACTGCGCGTTTCACCACTCTGTACGGTTGCTCTGTACTTGTTCCTGAATATACGGGCATCGTTATTGCCGGGCAGTAATTTTGGTGGGGCTTCGGCCCCATTTTTATTGGGGGAAGACAATGGCACGAGCAATGCTCTATAAGCCTGGCAACATGATCACCTGTGGTCAGTTTGCTGTCGATTACATCATTGTTGATGACGAAGAAGTTAAATCTCACCTGAAAAAAGGTTGGGTAAAAACTCCTGAAGAAACCGCAACGAAGCAAAAAGTGGCTAAGGCGGAAGAAGATGGCGAAAACGAAGGGTGATCTCGTTCTAAAGGCTTTACGAAAAGCCGGGCTGTATTCCAATGCCACGTTGACAGATGCTGACCCTCAGGCAATTGAAGATGCCATTAATGACCTCGAAGACATGATGGCAGCATGGCTGGCGAAAGGTATCGAGCTTGGGTATCAGTTTGCTGATACAGAAAACGGCATCATGCCGTTACCTGACGATGATTCAGGTATCCCTGCATGGGCAAATGATGGCGTCGCTTTGAAACTCGCTGTGCAAGTGTGCATGGATAACGTCATTCAGCCGTCAGACGCTCTCATTACCGCTGCTGACAGTGCATATCAAACAATCTGTATCGCTTTAACCAAAATACCACCACTTGAGCGGCGAAATGACATGCCTCGCGGTAGTGGTAACAAAAGCGCGTTTACGTGGAATCGGTTTTACATCGAGAAAGATGATCCGAGTACGTGAGGTGAATAAATGCCGATTCAGCAACTTCCGCTTATGAAAGGTGTCGGCAAAGACTTTCGAAACGCCGACTATATCGACTATCTGCCAGTGAATATGCTGGCTACACCCAAAGAAATCCTGAACAGCAGCGGATATCTTCGCTCATTCCCGGGCATTGCCAAACGTTCTGATGTGAACGGTGTATCTCGAGGCGTCGAGTACAACATGGCGCAGAGTGCTGTTTATCGCGTGTGTGGTGGCAAGCTGTACAAAGGAGAAAATGCAGTCGGTGATGTTGCCGGAAGTGGTCGCGTATCAATGGCGCATGGTCGGACATCTCAGGCTGTAGGCGTTAATGGTCAACTGGTCGAGTATCGCTATGATGGCACGGTTAAAACCGTCTCAAACTGGCCTACAGACAGCGGATTCACTCAGTATGAGTTAGGTTCTGTTCGTGACATTACGCGCTTACGTGGGCGTTATGCGTGGTCAAAAGACGGAACTGATTCATGGTTTATCACTGACCTTGAAGACGAATCGCACCCTGACCGCTACAGCGCACAATATCGCGCAGAATCGCAGCCTGACGGCATCATCGGCATCGGAACATGGCGAGACTTCATCGTCTGCTTTGGTTCATCGACTATTGAATATTTCTCCCTGACTGGCGCAACCACAGTTGGTGCTGCTTTGTATGTCGCACAGCCATCACTGATGGTGCAAAAAGGCATCGCCGGGACTTACTGCAAAACGCCGTTTGCTGATTCCTATGCGTTCATCAGCAATCCGGCAACAGGTGCGCCGTCTGTATACATCATCGGTTCCGGTCAGGTATCACCAATCGCCAGCGCGAGCATTGAGAAAATTCTCCGCTCCTACACTGCTGATGAACTGGCTGAGGGTGTGATGGAGTCTCTGCGATTTGATGCGCATGAGCTGCTGATTATCCATCTTCCGCGCCATGTTCTCGTGTACGACGCATCTTCAAGCGCCAATGGTCCGCAATGGTGTGTACTGAAAACATGCCTGTATGACGATGTGTATCGCGCTATCGACTTCATTTACGAAGGCAATCAGATAACGTGCGGCGATAAGCTGGAATCCGTGACCGGGAAATTGCAATTCGATATCAGCAGCCAGTACGACAAGCAACAGGAACATCTGCTGTTTACTCCACTCTTCAAAGCAGATAACGCCAGAGTTTTCGACCTTGAGGTTGAATCGTCAACTGGCGTTGCGCAGTACGCTGACCGCCTGTTCCTCTCTGCAACCACTGACGGCATCAATTACGGTCGTGAGCAGATGATTGAGCAGAATGAACCGTTCGTTTACGACAAACGCGTTTTGTGGAAGCGAGTTGGGCGCATCAGGAAAAATGTCGGCTTCAAATTGCGTGTTATCACTAAGTCACCTGTCACTCTGTCAGGCTGCCAGATAAGGATCGAGTAATGGCTGATTCGAATCTCAATGAGCCGGTAATCATTCAGGCTACAAGACTCGACACATCAGTCCTTCCACGCAATATCTTCTCGCAGTCATATCTGCTGTACGTTATCGCACAGGGTACTGATGTTGGTAACGTGGCTAACAAGGCCAACGAAGCAGGGAAGGGGGCTTATGATGCACAGGTGAAGAATGATGAGCAGGATGTCACCCTTGCAGACCATGAATCCAGAATTGAAGCTGCTGAAGCAACTCTCATCAATCATGAACATAGAATTGCAGCAGCGGAAAGCACTCTTGCAGATCATGAAACAAGGATTACGGCTGCCGAAACAGAGCTGGCTGATCACGAGACGCGAATTGCTGCCAATGAATCTGAGTTAGCAAACCATGATGCGCGAATAACTCAGAATACAACCGATATCGGCGCACTTGATACCAGGCTCACAGCGGCAGAGGGAAGTATTTCGACGCTACAAAGCACAGTTGGTGATCACTCAACAAGAATATCTGCGCTTGAGTATGCCACCACGCGCAAGAAATCAGAGGTTGTTTACTCAGGACTATCGGTAACCATCCCGACAGCGCCGACCAACCTTGTTAGCCTGCTGAAAACGCTCACGCCGTCATCCGGCACGTTGGCACCATTCTTCGACACCGTTAACAACAAGATGGTTGTGTTCAACGAGAACAAAACCTTGTTCTTCAAGCTGTCGATTGTCGGGACGTGGCCCAGCGGAACCGCCAACAGGTCAATGCAGCTAACCTTTTCCGGCTCTGTTCCTGACACACTTGTGAGCAGTCGTAATGCGGCGACAACAACCGACAACATCCTGTTAGCTACGTTCTTCAGCGTGGATAAAAACGGCTTTCTTGCCACAAATGGCAGTACGTTAACCATTCAGTCAAATGGTGCGGCGTTTACTGCCACAACCATCAAAATCATTGCGGAGCAGTGATGGAAATAAAGCTCATCGATAACCCGGTGAAGCTTGCAGAATTCCTTAACAACCCGGCAAACACGGGAAATATCGTAGACAGTGGAGATAAATACTACATCAAGCCTGATGCGGTATACCTCGGCATCTACGAAGGATTAGTGCTGGCTGGAGTTCATGAAGTGCGTAACTTCTGGCATAGCGTTGTTGAATGCCATGCGGTGTACGACCCCGGATTCCGTGGTGAATATGCACTGCAAGGGCATCGATTATTCTGCAAATGGCTTCTCGAAAACTCACCATTCCTTAACAGCATCACTATGGTTCCTGACACAACGAAATACGGACGGGCAATTATCCGTTTGCTTGGCGCTACCCGTGTTGGTCACCTTGATGATTCTTACATGAGTAACGGAAAACCGGTTGGAATCACCCTCTATCAATTACCTCGTTCGAAATATGAGGAGCTATTAAATGTTAGTACTTAGCGAAAGCTTCAAGAATAAATTGCTTCCCATGAATGGGTATATGAAAGGCGGCAGCGACTCCGGATCTAAAGCCCAGGCACGCGCAACTGAAAAGGGCATCGAACTGCAACGTGAAATGTGGCAGACGAACATGCAGAACCTTGCACCGTTCACGCCACTCGCTCAGCAGTACGTATCACAGTTGCAAAATCTTTCCTCTCTTCAGGGGCAAGGTCAGGCGCTTAACCAGTATTACAACTCCCAGCAGTACAAAGACCTTGCTGGTCAGGCGCGTTACCAGAGTCTGGCAGCAGCAGAGGCAACGGGTGGATTAGGCTCTACAGCAACAGGAAACCAGTTAGCAGCAATCGCACCTACACTCGGTCAAAACTGGCTGTCAGGTCAGATGAACAACTACAACAATCTGGCAAATATCGGCCTTGGTGCTCTTACAGGTCAGGCAAACGCTGGGCAGAACTACGCTAACAACGTCAGCCAATTGTATCAACAGCAGGCGGCAGCATCTGCGGCGAATGCAAATAAACCATCAGGATTTCAGAGCGCCTTGGGTGGAGCGGCGGCCGGTGCAGCTGCAGGTACTGCAATCATGCCTGGTTGGGGTACAGCAATTGGTGCTGGCGTCGGTCTTCTTGGTTCACTTTTTTAATGGAGGTGTCTCTTGGCTACATGGCAACAGGCTGGTAATTCAGGCGCGCTTCTTGCCGGGTTGGGCGGCATGAACTCCAACGCTCCAAGAGCAAGTGATGCAGACGCCACGCTTGCATACATTCGACAGAATAACGAGATGGAGCGTTCAGGACGTAATAACGTTGGCTTGCAGGCTTTGCAGGGCATTTCACCTGTCATGGATATGTATAAGCAGATGGATCAGCAGAAGCGACATCAAGAGTTTCAGCAGGCTTATGCTGATGCATATACATCTGGTGACCGCGATGCAATGCGAAAACTGGCATCACAGTATCCTGAGCAGTTTGACGCTGTAAGAAACGGCATGAAATTTGTTGATGAAGACCAGCGTTCCACTGTCGGTACACTGGCAGCAAGTGCCAGACTCGCAGCTTCATCTCCAGAAGCCATGATGTCATGGTTGCAGAACAACTCATCTGAGCTTACTCGTGCCGGAGTAGACCCTCTGGATGTGGCGAAAATGTATCAGCAAAATCCACAAGGTTTCACGGAGTTTGTTGATCACCTTGGAATGGCCGCGCTTGGTCCGATTGATTACTTCAATGTTCAGGACAAGATAGCTGGTCGTGAGATTGACCGAGGCAGACTGGCAGAGACAATCCGCAGCAATCAGGCTGGAGAGGCGCTAACAGCACGAGGTCAGAACATCACGATGCGCGGTCAGGATTTATCGATGCAGAGAGCATCAATGAAAGGGGCGGTTGGGAATAATGAGCGTACAGTTCAGTTAGCAGATGGCAGAACTGTAACGGTAGGCGGGAAGCTTCACGGCGCTGGGGCTAATGCGTTCTACGAAGGTATCGACAACGAGGGGAATATGGTTCGCGTTCCTGCTGGCTCTATTGCCGCTCCGGCTACATCGGCAGCAAGCGCGCAGAATTACGCAATGAAGAAAGATCTTGATGCAATTTCTGGTGCATCAATTGACGATCTTGGCTTCATGACTGGCATTACAGGCTCTTCAGGTTCTCCTGCTCTTGGTGCAGATATTCGTAGCCGTGCATCTGGTGGTGATCAGAGGAAACTATACAACGCTGCACAGCGAATCCAAGGAAAGATGCAGAATCAGGGCATTGCAGCAGCCAGAGACATGGGGGCATCCGGTATCAACACCGTTGCAGAAGCAAAGATGTATTTTCAAGGTATGCCACAGGTTGATTTCTCAAGCCCTGAAGCACTGCAACAATCAATGCGCGACATTCAGCAATATACCGACAATTACAACCAGCAATATAACGTTAATGTCGGTAATGGCGGGAAGAAATCATCAAGGCAACAGCCAGCTACTCAGCAATCAGCAGGAGGTAGCTACACGTCAAAATCAGGCATTCAATTTACGGTGGAATGATGAAAGTAACTGCAAACGGTAAGACATTTACCTTCCCTGATGGTACGAGCACGGAAGATATTGGCACCGCCATTGATGAGTATTTTGCTGGTCAGGCTGTTCAGCAACAAACAGTTAATCAGGCCAATAATGAACCAGCACGTGAAGAACCATCATTGATGCAACAAGCTGGCGATTGGCTCACAGATGGTCAAAGTGCAGGGCAAATTGCAGAGCAGGCTGGTCGTGGTCTGGTAAACATACCATTTGACGTATTGCAGGGTGGCGCAAGTCTGATTAATGCAATCAGCCAGGGGCTTGGTGGCCCCAAGGTTTTGGACGATGTCTATCGTCCAGTAGATCGACCAACAGACCCTTATGCGCAAGCTGGAGAAACAATTGGCGGGTATTTAGTTCCAGGAGTTGGAACGGCAGGAAGCATGGCTATTGGATCACTGGCAGAGGCCGCAAATCAGAAAGGCGATTTCGCACAAAATGCAGCTAAAAATGCCGGAGTTAACCTTGCCGCTCAGGGTGTTCTTTCCGCAGCAGCAAAGGGAATAGGGCGTGGAATAACGGCTATAAAAGGTGATATTGCGCCAGAAGTGGCGAAGAAAATTGCCACATCAGAATCGATGGGCGTGACACCAATGACATCTGATGTTATCCCGCCGAAAAATGCTTTCACTCGCGGCCTTACTCAGGATGCCGAGGGGGCTTTGCTCGGGACAGGCTCAAAGCGAGCGGAGCAATATGCAACGCGTAGTAAGCTGGTAAGCAATTATTTTGACCGTTTTGGTGAGTACAACCCTGATGATGTGGTGAAATCTCTGACCACCACGTTAAGGGGGCGGAAGGATGCCGCTGGCGCTGTTATCAATGACGTCACCAATAAAATGGGTAATGCCGCAGTTGATACCACAAATACCATGAATGCTCTGAATACAGCGATCGCAAGACAGGAACGGCTTGGGACGTCTGCCAATCAAAGCCTGCTTACATCCTTGCGTAACCTACGTGAAGAATTAGCAAACCCTGCAACTGATTTGGATGTTACGTTTGATCTCTTGCGTCAGCACAGAACAGCATTTAGATCTAATGTTCAGGGAGATGCTATGGTCTTCCCCAACCAGGCAAAAGCAGCTACCAATATGGTAGAGAATGCAATGTCAAAAGACCTTCGTAACGCAGTTGCTAAAAACCTCGGTGCATCAGACGCAGCAAAATACCTTAAAGCAAATTCCGATTATGCAAACGTTTATAATAAGGTGCTTAATAAAAACATTGCTAACAAGCTCAACAAGGCAAGCAGTGAAGCCAGTCCTGAACTTATAAATACCGTTGTATTAAGCAGAAAACCATCTGACGTGAAACGAATCTGGAGCGCACTGGATGATAAAGGGAAAGATGCTATGCGTGCAGCTTACGTCAGCAAAATAGCGGAAAAGGCCGGTGACTCTCCAGCCAAGTTCATCACTGAAGTTAATAAGCTGAAATCTCAGTCAGGCGGTGAAATTTACAACACTATTTTTTCTGGAAAGCACATGAAAGAACTTGATGCTCTTCATGAAGTTCTGCAGCAAACAGCAAGGTCAGACACCGCAAATGTAGTAACTCAGACGGGGCAATCGCAAGCCAACAGGATAAGGACGATTGGCGCAACTGCGACTCTTGGCGTATCAATGGGGCTTGAGGCTGGTTTCGGTGCAATGATGCGCTTGTATGAATCCAAAGCAGCAAGGAATGCGCTCTTACGTCTGGCAAACACTAAAGCTGGAACGCCAGCCTATGAAAGAGCGTTGAGTAACGCTGCAAATGCCATCAGACCGCTGCTTGCCACTGAGGCAACACAGCAGTGACTAAATGCCATGGATGGTTATTTCCCTAGCACATGAAACAATGTTTGCTTTAATTCCACCCATACAATTATGACCACTATAGACAGACAAAAGAAACTGAATGCATTGGCATCACGATCGAAACCTTCTCCGGCACTAAATCCGTAAAAGGTCATAAAAAATATAAAAATTGCGCACTTTGCAACGTTTACAAATTTTTTCTTCACACCAACCTCCTTAGTTTTGAGTAGGATACCAGATGGTTTGGAGTGAGATAAAGGTTTGTCCACTTTTGGCTATAGCTTTATGTATCCGTGACGGATGTAATTATCACGGATGCATAAAAATTATATTTTAGTGTAATCTCTGATCGTCTGAATCGTGTAAGAACTCCATGAGACTTTGAACCGGAATTGGTTCTATTGATGATAATGTGAACACAGGAATATTGAGACTTTTGCAACGCTCAAACACTCCCTTATCATGAGTCCATACCTCGTCAGCATTAATTGCTCTTGCAATTGCTATTATTTGTCTGTCAAACTTAATTTTATTTGCTGTACCTTCTGTGCTAATTTTCCTTAATTCTTTTAATGTTGGTATCGATGCGCATTCAATAGCAGCCAACTCATCAAATGATACAGTCTCGAAGCACGATAACGATTTGATAACATTCAGTTTTTCTTGTTGGTAATCTTTATGGATTCCAACTAAAAACTCCGCCAATACAGGAGTTGGAACGATGATTGTCCCGTTCTTGTTATCTATTCGATCAACAAGAGCTTCTGCTCTTCTTTTGGCATCTGGAATCTCAGAACCAAGTATAGGGTCAGATAATCTATAATCGTGTTCTATATCTGATAGTAGGTATACCAGAATATTGGTATCTAAAATTACTCGCAATTTATCTTCCTCAGAGTCCTAAGGATTGAATCAACATCGCGTTCCTCGGACCACTGATCTCCAGGAACTTGCTTGATAGCATTAATAGCATCCTTGAGTGATGATTTTTTGAGCAATACAAATGAAGTTATTTTTAGTTTCTTTAGCTCCCATTTGTTGTTCTTTTTTTCCCAGCACCCATCTCCTTTAACCCTAATATATTTGAATAGATGGGACCCAAGAGCTGCCGCCAAATCAGGGGTTGCCTCGCACTTGAATGTTTCACCGTTGGCTCCCTCAATACGCACAGGTATTGAGTTGTCTTTTCCGCCAACACTGTATAGCCTTCCTTGAACTTCTGACGTTTTTGTTATGAGTAAAGGGATTGGCTCCTTTTTTACTCGCGGGAATGCGATAATGGTTGAGTGGTTTCGTCCGAGTAGTTTCGCTGAAAAACCATCATGTTCCAGTAAATTAACAATTTTTTGATACGCGGGTGATTTCTCTTTGGCTGAGAGAGAGGCCCTTGCTATGACAGCGTTATAACAAATATCATTATCGACCCATGCATTTAAGTCAGCCGATCCTTCACTTACACAGTCGAAGTGAACAGAATCTGCAGAACCGTATAGATCTACGAGAGCAGACATATACTTGACCAACTTAGCCATTGACAGCTGGCCTGGGGTGGTTCCGTCAAGTTTTAATGTGAGTCCATTGCTTTTTTTCATTTGTCATCACGCGAGCCAATATCGATATGGTTAACTGTACGTCATAAGCCTATAACTTACTTTTGCTATAAATATTTTTCAGCGTTTCAAAGACCATCTTCTTAACAACGTCAGATTGCTCATCCGCGACTCGCTCAGCTTCGTCTCGATAGCCTACAATTGATGATGGCTTTGAGAGAGCATCCTGAACGATTTGTAATAACTCAGAGTTCATTGACCTTCCGTTAGCCTCTGCTCTTAATTTCAATTTTTCTCTTACTTCCAAAGGCATACGGAAGTTAAAGTGCGGATCGTCTCTAGCCATGCCATCACCCCAAGTTAGTGTATTGACATGATAGAAGCACTCTACTATATTCTCAATAGGTCCACCGTGGACCTATATTGTGAGGTAAATATGAAAGGAATGAGCAAAATGCCGCAGTTCAATTTGCGGTGGCCTAAAGAAGTATTGGATTTGGTGCGCAAGGTAGCTGAAGAGAACGGGCGATCTGTTAACTCTGAGATTTATAAGCGAGTGATGGACAGCCTGAAGAGAGAGGGGATAACGGTATGAGGTTTATTGAGGTTGATGAGATTGGCTATGAGAATGCACTTGGTAGAGGTAAATCTTTAGTTAACGTTAATGGCATTGAGTCGATAAGGAGCGGTGAATTTACGGAGATCAGAATGATGTCAGGTGGAATCATTCCTTGCCGTGATTCAGTAGAGTCAATCAAAGCAAGAATGAGTGGTCAGTGGCTTTATAACTACAGTGACTTACAAAAACAGTGAAGCCCCAACTGCGGGAACAGTCAGGGCTTCGGTTGTCAGTAAATCCGTGGAGAAAAACCAACATGAATAGTATAGCAATTTTAGAAGCAGTGAACACCTCTTATGTACCATTCAACGGTCAGCAAATTATCACCGCCATGGCTGCCGGAGTTGCATATGTTGCGATGAAGCCAATCGTTGAAAACCTTGGAATGAGCTGGTCAACGCAGCAAACAAAACTCATGAAGCAGATTAGCAAATTCAACTGTGTTCATATGAACATGGTTGCCGCTGATGGGAAGCTTCGTAAGCTACTATGCCTTCCTTTGAAGAAGTTAAATGGATGGCTGATCAGCATCAACCCTGAGAAAGTTCGTGCTGACATCCGTGATAAACTGATTCAGTACCAGGAAGAATGCTTTACTGTACTGCATGACTACTGGACAAAGGGAAAGGCAGAAAATGCACGTAAGAAAACATCTGTTGATGACAGGACTCCGCTTCGTGATGCTGTAAATATGCTAGTCAGCAAAAAGCATCTAATGTACCCAGAAGCTTATGCAATGATTCATCAGCGTTTCAATGTGGAAAGTATTGAAGAGCTTGATGCATCTCAGATACCGCAAGCCGTAGAGTACATCCACAGGGTAGTGCTTGAAGGCGAGTTAATCGGCAAACAAGAGAAGAAAGCAAACGAGCTTTCTGCAAAAGAAGCAAACAGCCTTGTATGGTTATGGGATTATGCCAACCGCTCACAGGCATTATTCCGCGAATTGTATCCGGCGCTGAAACAAATTCAATCGAACTATTCCGGCAGATGCTACGACTACGGTCATGAATTCTCGTATGTTATCGGAATGGCGAGAGACGTTTTAATCAACCACACACGAGATGTTGATATCAATGAGCCAGACGGACCAACGAATCTTTCCGCATGGATAAGACTTAAGAATAAAGAATTACCTCCTTCAGTACATAACTACTGACAGATAACCAACGCAACGACCCAGCTTAGGCTGGGTTTTTTTATGCCTAAAATTCACCGTAGCCATGCTTCGGCGATTCCTTGTATCTGGAGAAAATTAAATGACAGACATTACAGCCAATGTGATCGTATCGATGCCTTCGCAACTTTTCACTATGGCGCGTTCTTTTAAAGCCGTAGCTAATGGCAAAATTTATATCGGTAAAATTGACACTGACCCGGTAAATCCTGAAAACCAGATTCAGGTTTATGTGGAGAACGAAGACGGTTCTCACATCCCTGTTTCGCAACCAATCATCATTAACGCTGCTGGATATCCGGTATATAACGGACAGATTGCCAAATTCGTAACCGTGCAAGGCCATTCTATGGCTGTATATGATGCGTATGGAGCGCAGCAATTCTATTTTCCTAATGTGCTGAAGTATGATCCAGACATGTTTCAGCAGAAACTAAATCAGATTGACGGGGTATCGTATTTAGGAGGTGGTAATTATACAGACATACGTTCATATAATGGCACAAATGACAAAATAATCTGTTATGGAAGAAATAATTTGTTCGATGGCGGTGATGGGGTGTTCTATGCTGACCCAACAGATACGACATCAGAAGATAATGACGGAACAATTCTTGTAGGTTTTAACGGTAGAAGGTGGAAGAGGGTTTACGGGAATGAGGTTTCACCGTCATGGTTTGGGGTTACAGGTGATGGTGTAAGCGACGATAGCGATGCCTTACAGAATGCTTTAAATATCGCAAAGATAAACGGATGTTTGAATTTAACTTTTCGTAGTGAATGGCTTATAAAAATAACAAAAAAAATAATGATATACTCAAACACAAGTTTACATCTACGAGGTGCAACTATTATTCGTGCTTTTGATAATTCAGACACAGGTGTAAATACATTTGCTTGCATATACACATCTGAAGTCGAATGTGGTAATAATATATCTGTATTTGGTGGTGTTTTTAATAACAATGGCAATATATACAAAAACCAAGCCAGTATATTTGAATTTGTTTTTACTAATGGGATTATATTTCGGGATTGCACATTCCTTAATGTTTCAGGGGCGCATGCTATAGACTTGTCTCGCGTGAGAAATGTTAATATTGAAAACTGCCGTTTTATGGGGTTTATGGATTGGGCAGGTAACAGAGGTTTTTCAGATGCTATTCAGATTGAAACACCATTGTCCAGCAATGATAATATCGCTAGCATTAAAGTGTCTGGTTGTTATTTTGGACCGTCAGAATCTCTACCGTCATGGGCTGTTGGCGTAGGGAATCACGGTTCAACAGATGGAGCGCAGCCAGTTATTGATATAAAAATCCACCATTGTACTTTTGATGGTAATTCTTATTCTGGCATTCGTGGCTTTTCTAGGTGGGAAAATGTTGACATTGGTTCAAACACATTTATAAATTTCACTAATCCAGCAATAATATTTACCGGGAGGAAAGTAAGCACAACTCTTCGGGAAACATCAAGAGATGTGTGTATACATCATAATACATTTAAAAATTGCACTGGAAATTCTGTGATATCATGCCTTACACCAACATTTATTGAGAGCGGATTGGAAGGTAGTAGAATATTTCACAGAGACTGGAGGATATCAGGAAATAATTTTGAGTCCTGTGATGGCTCCATTCTTGATATGAGATGGGTTGACGGAGTTTCCATCACTGGAAACACAGTCGATTCATGTAATGGGATATTCCTTAGAGGGAATTACATTGCTAATGTGATTGCAAGCAACAATAAAGTTGATACGGCTAAGGCGATATTCTATATATTTGAGGATGATGGCGAATACAAAGGAACTTTGTTAAGTAGAAACATATCAATTGTAGGTAATACAGCAATGAACGGAAGAAGAGCTGTCCATATTAACTGCGAATGCCACGGATTCACTGTGACATCAAATTCATTTGAATCTGTAGCTGGAGACGCAGTTATAGGTATTGATTCATCTGCTAAAAATGGTGTGATTAGTAACAACTGTTATCACAACTCGATAAGCAATGAGTTTTTTGTAGATGTAACAGCAAGTTGCTCAAATATTATTGTTGCAGATAACGTTTACCCTCCTGCTAACATTGTTAGGAATTTAGCCACAGACGTTAGTTACAGTATAATTGCTGGCACTGGAAATCCTGAAGGAGTACAAATAGCCACACCTGGAAGCGAGTATCGAGATATCGTAAATGGAAGACTCTACATCAAAGAATCAGGTCGCTGGAATTCTGGTTGGGTGGTGAAATGAAGAAAACAATATGTAACTATACATTAGTTTTATGATTACCGTAATGAACATTATAGTGATTGTGAGGGAACTGAAACACACAAAGCTTTGCACTGGATTGCAAGGCTTTGTACTATCCGATAGTGGTTAAGGTGGATCACTCCACCTTTTCATCAAGCCAGTCCGCCCACCACTGCATCATTTCTCTGCGCTTATCGAGATACTGAGCATGGTTGTAAATCCCTCGCACAGATCCGCCGTTGGCATGTGCCAGTTGCACTTCAATAGCGTCAGCAGGCCATTCGTGCTCGTTCATAATCGTGCTGAATTCATGCCTGAATCCGTGACCGCTTTCCAGACCTTCATAGCCGATTTGTTTGATCACAAGCAGTACCGCGTTCTCGCAGATTGACTTCTTCTTATCGTTGCGCCCGGCAAAAACAAACTCTGATACTGGTTTGGTGATTGAGCTTAGCGTAGTGAGAAGTTCAACCACCTGGTCTGACATCGGGACCACATGAATTTTGCGTCCCTTCATCACATTGGCGTCGATGGTGATAATTCTGTTTTCAAAATCGACGTTCTTCCATAGCATGGAACGAAGCTCTTTCGTTCTTAGGGCAGTGTAGCGTAAAACCTTGGTGGCAATGAGCGATACGATACTTCCTGAAAATGTTGCCAGTGCTTTATTGAATGCCGGGATCTGGTCTGCAGGAAGAAACGGGAAGTTCTTCTTGCGGTACCCCTTCATGGCGTCAGCAAGGTCAGGTGCCGGGTTATATTTAGCCCTGCCGGTGACAATAGCGTAACGGAAAACCTCGCCGCATCTTCTGCGGGCTTTGTTGGCTCGCTCCATTGCACCGCGATCTTCAAATCTGCGGATTACTTCCAGCAGTTGCATCGGCTCAATATCCTGAATCTCAAGACCGCCGATGATGGGTAAAATGTCGTCATCAAACATTTTGGCAAGTTCAGTTGCATAGCCTACTGACCAGACTTGCTTCTTGTGCTCGTACCATTCCTTGTAAATGGCACTAAAGGAATTGTTGTTAGACGAAGCCTTTTTCGCTTTTACCGGATCGATGCCAACCGAGATGTCTTTCCTCGCGGTCCATGCTTTATCTCTTGCCTCCTGCAAAGTCATTAGCGGATATTTTCCTACGGTCAGGATTTTCTCCTTACCGTCAATCTTGTAGCGAAGCTGCCATACCTTTTTCCCTGACACAGGGACATAAAGGTACAGGCCATTACCATCGAGTAGGCGGTATGGTTTTTCTTTCGGCTTTGCTGCTTCAATCTGCTTAACGGTGAGCAT